ACCTAGATGAACTCTCACGGATGAGATCGATGATTGAATCCTGGGGCAAGTCGATTGGCTGCACCAGAGTGACTTTGGCAGGCCGCAAGGGCTGGGCAAAGACATTTTTAAAAGACGAAGGTTACAGCCCACAGTGGTCTGTACTTGCAAAGGAGTTGTAAATGGCAACAATTGACGAGTTATATCAGCAGTCCTTACTGGGTAATTTACCGACTACCCTCACCCCGTACCAGCAAATCATGGGGCAAATGACGCCGACCATGAATCCGTACACGGGCGCAGGTGTTGCCATCGGTGGCTACGACCCAGCGCTTTACAGGCGCATGAGTGGATCGGGGCTGATTAACTTGGGCGGCGCTGGCGGTGGCGGTAGTGGTGGCATGGGCGGTGGTGGCGGTGATTCGGGAGGTGGTAGCGGTGGCTTTTCAAACCCATTTAGCGACTTGACTCAGGCGCAGCAGGCAGCCTACTACGCTGAGAACCCAAACATGGCATCGGTGACAAGGGGACTTCAAGGTCTTTTTGGGCTTACATCCTTGGGCGCTTTGCAAAATTACTTTAACCCAGGCTTTGTCAGTGAGCAGGGTTTGATTGCAATGGGTGTTGACCCTGCCACATATCAGAACGCAAGAGAGAGCTTCCGAGCCAGAGAAATAAATGCAATGAATGCAGAGGCTGCTGCCGCTGCCAATGCTGCCCAAAACGCTCAATCCATGCAGTCGATGCAGGATGCGCTTAACGCTGATACAGCGGCAGCCCAAGCACAAAGCATTTCAGATCAAAGCAGTGCTGGCTCTGAGGCTGGTGGCTACGGCACGGGCGACACAAGCGGCGGGTTTGGTGAAGGTCAGTACAACATGGGCGGCCCTGTTGACCGAGTCGGTGGCCCTAACCCACCAGGCCCAGATGACGGCACTGGCATGTTGCAGCTTGGCGAGTATGTCATCAAAAAATCAGCGGTCAAAAAGTACGGCCAAGGGCTGCTGGACATGATCAACGATGGCAAGATTCCTGCCAAAAAAATGAAATCTTTACTCGGATAAGGGGCGAAAAATGTCTAAAGGTGGAAACCAAGTATCAACGACTTCAATTGATCCTGACATCAAGAGTGCGTTTCTGACAAACTTTGCTCAGGCTCAAGGTGTTGCAGGGGCATTGCCCGTCCAGCAGTTTGCTGGCTACAACCCTCTGTACCAAGCTGGTGAACAGCAGATCGTCAACCAGTCACTGACCCCATTCACTGGTCAGGAAATTGGCGCGTTTATGAATCCGTACCAGCAGGAAGTCATTGACCGCAGCCTTGGCGATATTGAGTCGAGCCGCCAGATGCAAGACCTCAGAGATCGTCAGGCTGCCACACAAGCCAGAGCCTTTGGTGGCTCACGCCAAGGTGTGCAATCCTCACTGACCAATGCCGCTGCACTCAAGCAGGCCGCTGACCTGTCGGCCAACCTGCGCAATCAAGGCTTTGGTCAGGCTACTCAATTGGCTCAATATGCCCGTGGCCAGAATTTGCAAGGCGGCCAGAATGTAATGGCACTTGGCGGTGCGCGTCAGGCTTTTGAGCAGCAGCAGTTGGATGCCATCCGCAACATCGGCCTGCAAAAACTTGGCATTGTCCAGTCGAGCTTGGGTGCAAACCCTGCCAACTTGGGGGGCACTACACAAACCCCGTACAGCCGCAATGTCGCATCCGGTGCTTTGGGTGGTGCTTTGGCTGGCGGCCAAATGTTTGGCCCTTATGGCGCAATTGCTGGTGGTCTTTTGGGTGCATTAGGTTAAGGGGATAAAAATGTCAACACCATTTGACTTTGCAAATTTTGGCAACATGTTTGGCGGCATGCAGGGTGGCACGCCCACTGGTCTTGATGCGCTGCTAAGTGAAGACCAGCGCAAGCTGATGGGGCGCAACGCTACGCTGGCAGCGGCGGCTGCACTGCTGCAAGCCAGTGGCCGCAGCACTACCCCCATCGGCCTTGGCCAAGCGCTTGGATCGGCACTGCAAGCTGGACAGCAGGGCTACACCCAAGCGCGTGCTGGGTCGGTGCAGGATCTGTTGCTTAACCAGAAGTTGCAGGAAGCAAAGCGAGACGAAGAATTTAATAAACTAATAAGAGATCAGCTTTATCCTAAAGCTGACGCTGGTGTTGTCCCACAAACACCAGGTCTCATTGCGGCCATTGGAGCGCCAATAGAAACGGCTGGCCCTTATGGGCCAACGCTGGCGCGTCAAGCACTGATCCCGCCACCGGATATGACTGCCGCCCAGCCTACAGCAGCAAGCGATGGAAATATATTTACTAATTTGAATCCTCAACAAAAAGCCATTGTTGCATTCAATCCAAAAGCAATGCTGCCAAAAGTTTTTGAAGAATCATTGAAGACTGATTCTTTTAAAACAATGACGCAAGAACAAAAAGTCGCTATGGGCTTAAACCCTCAAAGTGTTTATCAAATAAACACCAGAACTGGCGAGCCAAAACTTGTTCAAGGAGCTGATTCTTTTAAAACAATGACTAAAGATGAGATAGTAGCTATGGGCTTAGATCCCAGAAGCGTCTATCAAATGAACACCATAACTGGTAAGCCAGAACTCATCAAAAAATACGAAGGTATATTTGGTAGTGGACTGCAAGGCGGTGCTTACGATACCCTGCTAAACGAAGATCCAAGTACGGCCCAATATGCTTTGGCTTATCGCATATTGAACCAGCCTGTACCAGTTGAGAAAGTGCAGCCTGATGGATCTGTAAAAATAGTCTATGAGCAGCCTGTGCCAATTCCATCATCGTTTCCAAAGCCAACTTATGCTGGTAAATTGCCGGCTGCGGCTGCACGCCCTCAACCCGCTGGAACTCAATTGCCTACACCGCCAGTAGCTACGGCTGGCGCACGGGTAATGGCGCAACCACAATTCCCAGCAAGGCCTGTAACGCAAGCAGCAGACGGCCCCGTGGCGGCTCAATTGCCAGAGGGAGCGAAGTCAGCGCCTATGGCTGCTAGACCTGAAGAATTTTCAAAAAACAGGGGCGAAATTATTGCGGCAGTAGACTTTGTGGCCGCATTGAAAAAAATGGAGAATATGGTCAGAGATCAAGGCATGCAACTTGGCGGTCTTGGAGAAAAAGGAGCCAGCCAGTCTGCCGTGTATGAAGACCTATTGACAAAAGCAAGGTTGGCAGCGCAACTTGGTGTTCTTAACAAGGAAGATTTGCCAAGGTTGCAGGCACAGCTAAGTGATCCAACTGCACTGTCTACTTACATCAGGGGGCTTGGCGGCCCTGATGCATTCTTTGCTCAAATACGACAAATGGAAAAACGAATTGTTGAAGAAGCTAACCGCAAAAATTTACAGTTTGGCTCTCCGATAATGACCATGCCTAGCAATTTTGTTGTTGGTGGGGTAGCAGCGCCAAGCCCTTTACCAAGCCCTTTAATGTCTCCGCAACTACTAGAAGCCTTGCGTAAGTATCCGGCAACTACGAGGTAAAAAATGGCTGATCCAACAATTGATGAGTTATTGCAGTCGCTAAATGCAGCAGACGCTGCCGGTGATAAACCGGCGGCGCAAAAGATTGCTGACTACATTCGCATGCTTCAAGCAATGCCGGCTGGCGCTGACATCAACAAAACGACTGGCGCACCAGTCGGTGTTCGTGCGGCTGTAGGCTCTGCATCAACTAGTGAAGACAAACTGTCAACGCTCAGAAAATTCTTTCCTGATGCACAGCAATACGACAAAGACAATTTCATTTATACAGACCCAGCGACCAAGCGGCCTACGCTGATGAATGAAAACAACCCAAGATTTTTTGGCATCCCATTGCCAACAGTTGGTGACATTGCCGGTGCTGCGCCAGAAATTTCAGAAATGGTTGGCTCTGGTCTTGGTGCTACTCTGATGGCTCCATTCGGCCCACCTGCAATGGTGGGCGGTGCTGGACTCGGTGGTGCTGCATTCAAAAAACTTTACGAGATGGGCATGCAGTATGGTGGCCCAACTGTAGAGACTCGGTCAGGCTTGGAGCAGGCCGCTGGTGTTGCCAAGGACATCACAGTCAATGCTTTGGGTCAGCGTTTCGGCCAATTTATTGAGGCTGGTCTGCCAAGACTGTTGACCCCCATTCAAGAAAGGATTGCAGGCATTCGGCAAGGCATACCGCAAGCTGCTGCCCGTCAGAACATACCACTGCCTGCCGGTGTGGCCACGCAAAGCCCCGCCATTCAGCGGGTTGAGGCTGGTCTGCTACAGACTCCTGGCGGCGCTCAGGTAATTGCCCCCATGTATTCTAGGATGGCCGAGGCGATGGGTACTCGCGCTACAGAGATTGCCGAGCAGCTTTCCCGTGCAGTTAAAGGGCCAGGTGTTACGCCTGGTGTCGTACTTACAGAAAAAGGCGGATTGGGTAAGTTTGTACAAGAAGGCGCAGACGCCGCTGGAAAGCGTTTTGCTCAAAGGCGCGAACAGCTAGACGATATTGTGTCCAACGCAGTCGGCCCACAAAACAGGTTTCCAGCTACAAATACAGCCCAACTGGTTGCTGATCTTGAGGCGCAGATTGCGAAAAGCCCAGAGACATACGGGCCAATGCTGCGGCCAGTTATTGATCGAGCCATGCGGGTTGTAACCGATGCACAGTCAGGCTTTGGCGGTGTTCCATTTGAGGCATTGCGTCAAATGCGAACTGCTGTTGGCAAGGAATTGGAAAGACCAGACATTTCTGGTTTAACTCAAAGTCCAACTTTGGCTCGGCTGTATGACGCATTGCGCAGGGATGTGGTGGCTGCGGCTGACCAGTCTGGCGACATTGCAGGTCGAGGAATTAGGCTCCACGACCGATATGTGCGTTTCAATCGAGAAGTCAATCTACCTGCATTGCAGCGCATTGTTGATCAAGACTTGGATGTGGCAGCGGCCAACATGGCGCTGTCCGGCACAAAGGACGGCATTGGCCGCTTGCAACTGCTGCGCAGAAACTTCAAACCCGATGAGTGGGACACAGTGTCTGCATCAGTGTGGCAGCAATTGGGCAATGCCAAGGCCGGCGTCAAAGAGGGCGCTGAACTTGGTGCAAGTAGCTACCAGTTCAGCCCCACAACATTCTTGACCAACTGGATGAACTTGAGCGACAGCGCCAAAATGGTGCTGTTTGCTGGTGAGCGTTATCGCAACATCATCCCCGCCATGAATGACTTGGTCAAGGTGGCAACTGGCTCGCGTGAGGCTGGGAAGATGGTCAACACTTCCAACACTGCTGGCGCTCAGATGGTCACATCAGCGCTACTTGGCGGCGGTGGGCTGGCTCTTGGTGGTGCTGCCGGCATGGATGCTGCCAGTGCCTTGCTTGGTGGTGCAGCATCACTCAGCGGCTTGGTATTGACCAGCAACACGGCTGCTAGGTTACTGGAAAGCCCAAGGTTTATTCGCTGGGTGTCTGATACCAGCAGGGCCGTGGTCAACAACCCGAATTCATTGAGCGCTCAAATTGGTAAGTTGCTGGCCATTGGCCAAGCAGAGCCAGGGATGAAGGACGCAATCGACACTTATTACAAGCAGATTAAATCTGTTACTGGCAAATAAGGAACATCATGGCCCTGCTTGATGACGAAGAGTTGTTGCCATTCTTTGGCAACCCCAACATCCAGCGCCAAGGAGCAAGGGCCAGAGCCTTGGCCGCGCAGCGTGATGTCAATACCCTGCCAGACCCGCGCACCTATGCTGCCGTCTCCGGCCTGCTTGGCACTGCCCCTGACCAGATGGGGTTTAGTGTTCTGAATCCTCAGTATGAGTCGATCATGCAGACCGCCAGACCGGCCTTTTATACCGGCACGGCATTGGGTGTTGCTCCAGTTGTGGGGCTTGCTGGCAAGGTGGGGGCTAAAGTTCTTGGCCCAACAGCGGCAAGGATGACTGAAGGTTACTTGCAGCAGCAGGGGTTGATGCCTGGGGTTTTGCCACCTAAGCGGTTTCAGGGGCCGCGCCTAGAAGGCATGCCGGAAGCAGTTGATGTCGGTGGACGCATGGAGCAGTTTGGCACTGATCAGCGCATCGTTGACATTGCCAAACAGTACATGGCTGACAAGGGCATCACTTACAGTCCGCAAAAACCTTATGCAGAAGTTGATGTCAAGCGAGCAGAAAAAATTGCCAAAGAATATGCGGCAATGAAGCATGACCCCAATGATCCAAAAACAAAAAAAGCATACAAGGCTTTGGCCAAAGAAACTCAGGATCAGTACGAGCAGCTTTTAAAGGCGGGTTACAAGTTTGATTTCATCCGTGGTGCTGATCCATACGGCAACCCACGGAATGCAATCAACGATCTTGTGATGAACAAGAGAATGTCAGTGTTCCCCACCGAATCGGGCTTTGGATCATCAGCAGCCGACATAAGCGGAAACCCACTTTTGGCTAGATCGGACTTGAGAATTGCCAATGACCCGAATACGACATACAACGATCTTTTCCGCGCCGTCCATGATGTTTTTGGGCATGCCAAGTACGGCGTAGGATTTCGAGCTAGGGGTGAGGAAAACGCATTCCAGTCTCATGCTCGTATGTATTCGCCAGAGGCATTGCCGGCAGCGGCGTCAGAGACGCGAGGCCAAAATAGCTGGGTCAACTACGGGCCGTTTGGTGAGCGAAATCGAATTGCATCACCAGCAGACACAATTTATGCTGACCAGAAAACAGGGCTGATGCCAGCTTACACCTATCAAGAGGGTTTGCTAACAGACTGGGCCTGGCCTCAAGGGATTTACAAACCCTAAGCTGCGGTCAATGACATAAATTTCTGGGGTGTAATCTCTGCCAACAAAGACGATTGCATTCTGATTAAATTTTCGACCAAGTTGTTTGGCCTGATTAAGACTGACACCAAGCAGCAGCAAGCCATTTTCGTTTTTCCATTTGCCACGAGGGCATCGACCCAGCATTGGTAGAAACTGAACGCACATTGATTCAACCTCCCGAATCAGCCTCTCATGGAAACTCAAGTTTTCTTCATCAGAGCAAACTTTGCTGGCCGGATTAAATGCGGTGATGCAAGACGCTGACTGATGGTTTTTCTCAGAAAACAAACCCTCAATCTCAAAACTCCTGATTCTTGGCTGCAATGTAAATTTGCCATCTACCTCAAACCTTGTATTCAAGTACGAGTCAATCAGTTGACTTGCAGCATCCATTACCTACTTACCCCAAAAAATGCCGCTGTCAGTGGGTCGATCTTGATCTTTCGATTCCTCTGACGGCGGCGTGCATTCAGAAAATCCTTATCGTCAGCGCTCATCTTGTGGCGCTTCTTGCGCATGCGCTCGGCGGCCGTGAACGACAGCGGCCTTGGCGCATCCGGCTCACTGCCTAGCGTCAGCAAGGCTGTGGTCATATTGCCGGACTTTTCATACCCATGCACCCGCACCACCTTGCCCTTGCGCAGTGCGCGGACATTGTCGTAAGCAGTGGCCAAGGCGCATGGCAGACGCACAGCGATCTCGGCCACGCTTAACGGGCCAATGCTCAGCAGCCGGATGATGGCGGCCCTATAGACCGGCTTTAGTCCGCGCATCTTGCATCCTGCGGGTGTACTCACGGCGCAGCATGGCACGCACCACGAAGGCCCGAGTGTGGGCGTCTGCTGGTATTGCATGGCCATAGACCTCTGGCGACAGCAAGTCATCCATAAACTCAATTGCCGCCTCAAGCGCTGGCTCAAGGGCTGGATCGTTCACGCCGACCACCACACCACCAGTGCCGCAGCCAAGCCGCAGCCAATCACCAAGCACAGCAGATAGTCCAAGGCTGCATCAGCGCGGTTGCTTAATTTGTTCATGTTGTTCCCCTGAGTTAATAGTGTCACGAAGTTTACAGCAAATAAAGAATATTGCAAAGTAGTCAATAATTTTAATTGTTAGATTAAAATCCACCTATGCAATCAGTACAAGATATTCGGGATAAGGCCAGAGAGCACGGGATCAGAATGAATGCCGTATGCCGTGAGGCTGGCATCCAGCAGCCACAGGTGAGCCGCTGGATGTCTGGGTCTGTCAAACCCCTGTGGGAGTCGGTGCATGCATTGGCTGCTGCGCTTGATCGGCTTTTATCAGCCAGTGAGGATTCTGCGCCAGACAAACCAAAGCAGACTGTTTAAAGGTGGGGGTACTCGCTGCGTCTGGGTGGGTTCTGATCCCCACGATTCAACTCATGGTTTCTTGTGTTCACCATGTTCTCAGCATCCGCTTTCCCCCCGATTTTTTACCAGTCTGAGGACTCGGCGGCAGCGGCGGCTGGTGCAGTCGACTTGCCGATGCCGAAGTCATCAGCGGCACTTGGCTTAGAGCTACCCAGAGGCTGACCCTTCTTGAGCAACAAGATGTTGTTCAGGCCAAACGACACGCCAGAATTTCCGGCTTGGCTGTAGGCGTAGGCATTCAAACTCACCCGCACATAGTCGCCACTGACAATATCGTCCGCGCCAATCAGGTCATTGCCGTGGGCGTCAATAGCACCAGGCTTGGCGGTGCTTTTGACATTGCAAAAGAAGTGGCCGGCGTACTCTTTGCCCAATGGCGACCCGTCACCTTTTGTTTCGGTGTCGCCATCACGCAAGGGGTTGCGGATGTTTTTTGGCACTTTGTCCCCGAACTTGGCGACCAGCGCCTCTTTGGCCGCAGCCTTTAATGCGGTCAGGGTTTCTTTGTCGGTCTTGGGAATGAGGATCTGAGTGCTGTACTCATCCTTGCCATTCATTTCGTTTTTGCGGCTCTGCAAGCCTGAGAAGTAGGAGGTGCGCACCTCGCCGGTTGTGACTCTTGTAGACATTTGATCGTTTCCTTTTGGTTGATCGTTTTCAGGTTTTCAGCCTGACCAAGGCGGCCAGACAATTGCACTTTAGCACAAATAAATGTTGCATGTTGTTTTTTTATCGGACACAATCAAGATTCCATAAACCGCTGAAAACGAGGAAAACGATGAAACTGTTCCCCCACCAAGAAGAGGCCAAGCAATTCCTGCTGGACAAGAGGCGAGCCATCCTTGCCGACCAGCCCCGTGTGGGCAAGACCCTGCCGGCGGCAGCGGCGGCGCTTGAGTACCTGCCGGCCATCATTGTCTGCCCAGCTATCGCCAAGACAGTCTGGGAGGCGGCATTCAACAAGCTCGACCCGTCCATCCCCGTCAAAGTCATCACCGGAAAGAAGCAGGCGGCAGAGATTATTTGCTCTGGCGTGACCATCGTGAACTACGACATTTTATCCAGTGTCACGGCTTTTACAGGAATTAAAACTGTGGTGTTTGACGAGTGCCACAGGCTCAAAAACAACAAGGCCATCCGCACCAAGGCCGCCATGCTCATGATGAAAAAGATCGACAGGGTCTATGCCCTGTCCGGCACGCCCATCCCCAACAGGCCCATCGAACTCTGGCCAATCTTGCATGGCTTGGGCATTTACAGGGGCGGCTGGTTTGACTTTGCCGCACGCTACGCCAAGATGTGGTCAGCGCCTTGGGGCATGGATGTCAGCGGTGCATCCAACATCCCCGAACTCAAAGCACTGATGCGGCCTTATGTCCTGCGCAGGAAGAAGGAAGACATCTTCATGGACTACAAAGAGCCACAGGTCAGCCTAGTGACCTTTGACCTGCCCATTGACAAGCGTGAGCAATCCTTTGATGCCGATGCCTTGGTCGCCAATCCAAACGCCCTGATGGCCTTTGAGGGGCTGGCCGAGATCATGCGTGAGGCAGGCATGCGCAAGATCAAGGCGGCATCCGAATTCATCAGCGACCTGCTGCAATCCGGTGAGCCGGTTGTTGTATTCGCGCACCACAAGGATGTGGTGTTTGGGCTTGTCGAGGAACTCAAAGACCACAAGCCGGTGGTGGTGGTGGGCGACACGCCGGCCGCCAAGCGCACAGAGAACATTGCGGCATTCCAGTCTGGCCAGACCAAGGTGATCGTGGGCAACATTGCGGCCATGTCAGAAGGGGTTGACCTGAGTGCCGCCGACACGATTGTCTTTGTCGAATGCACATGGTCAACATCTGCGCTGGAACAGGCGTCTAGCAGGGTGGAGAACATCAACAAGTCAGGCATCAAGCCGGTCATCTACCTGCTGACCATCAGGGCATCACTTGACCACAATGTGCTGGGCAAGGTGCTTAAAAAGCAGAACATCGTAAATCAGATTATTTAGGGGTAAACACCTACGATTTAGTTGGAAAAAGACTTGCCGTTACCGGAAACAGCGCTACAATAGAGTCATCAACAACAGGAGATCAGCAAAATGAACACACAACAAGTTATCGACAAAGTCATCGTTCACATGGGCGATACATGGCGCGTTGTCGCTGTTGGCGTAGAGCGTGATGGCAACACCTTTTGCCACATGGCCAGCACCCATCTTGGCCGTCAACAAAAAAACGGCTGGATGGCCGCCCAGATTGGCGACTGGGTTGACACGGAAGTGTTGAAGGCCGTTATCTAAACCAAACGGGGCTACGGCCCCAGTATTTTTACCAACCTCAAGGAGATCAAAAATGAACATGTTTTCTCAAATGACCGCCGGCAACATCAGCCCACAAAAGCCAGTCACCATCACAACCTCGAAAGCCCTCAAGGACAGTATTTTTTGGCAGCAACAAGTAATTGCCCAAAGCAAAGACGCAGCGCAAATTGCACGCTGCAAACTTGCCGTTGAGCGTTTGCAGGCCCAACTTGCCGAGGCAGCATGACCGCCACACAACGAGTCCAAGCACTGCGCCAGCGCCGAAGGGATGCTGGCTTAGTGCGGGTCGAGTACTACCTCACCAAGCCGCACGCCGAGAAGGTCAAGGCACTCATCACCAAGCTAACCAAGGAACAACATGCAGCACACTGACCGCAAACACGCCCGACTCTCGGCATCCCGCATGGACAGGGTGATGAGCTGCCCAGGCTCTTACCGGCTGGAAAGCAAGATGCCGTATGAGCCAGCCGGTGAGGCCGCTGCCATCGGCACGGCTATCCATGAGCTATCCGAGCGTATCCTGCGTGGCGAGGCGGTCAATCCCAAAGACTTCCCCGATGACCACATCGACATGGCCAACGAATACGCCACCTTCATTAACACGCTGGTCGAGAATCCCCGCAAGCGCATGATCGAGGTGAATGTGGATGCCGGCCTCAAGACGCTGCATCAATCCCTCGGCGGCACGGCCGATGCCGTGCTGGTGGATGGCGACCACCTACATGTGGTCGATCTCAAGACGGGCCGAGTGCTGGTCGAGGCCGAGGACAACAAGCAGATGCTGACCTACGCTCTGGGCGTTATGCGCATGTTGAATGCGCCTGCCTCCATCCAATGCACCATGCACATATTCCAGCCCCGCGCCGGCCACAGCCAGTGGACAGTCTCAGGCACTGACCTGATCTCGCACGGCCACGACCTGCTGGCCGCTGCCAACCTCGCGCTGACCGATGACGCACCGACCAACCCAAGCACCAGTGCTTGCAGATATTGCAAGGCCAAACCTATCTGCCCGTCCATGCGGCAGAAGGTGCAGGACAACGCCCGTAAAGAGTTTGCAGAACTTGTCAAGCAGGCCGACAAGGATGACACGATTGCAGTGCCGCATGTCACCCCAGAAGACATTGAACTGGCCCAGCTTGCAGCACTGTGGTCGGATGCAGTGCTGGAGTCAGCCAAGCGTCAGATCACCGAGGGTGTGCACATCCAAGGCTGGACACTGCGGCCAGGTCGCAAGACCAAGTTTTGGAAGAGTGACGCCCTGGCCTACGAGGCGCTGAAGTCCTACCCGCAGGCATTCGACCTGAAGTCGCCATCGGCCATTGCTAAGCTGAACATCACTATCAGCGAAGACCTGATCGGTGAGAAGCATGCTGCTGCCAGCTTGGTCAAAGAAAAGGCCAAGGACTAGAATTGCTGTCCCGCAAAGAAAAACCCCTGACGGCGTGAACCATCAGGGGTAACTAGCCTCCAGCTAGAAGGAGAACAACTTGTCGTCAACCGCGAGATCAACAACATGAGTATTTTACCAAAAGCAACGGCCACTGAGTTCACCAACTCAAAAGCCATTGCTGTCAAGCTGATCGAGCAGCATCCGAGTGCAGTGTTTTGCACCTTTGCCACCACTGCTGATGGCAAGAAGATCCCCTACAAAAAAAGCGGCCAAGGTGTAGCGCGTGACACTACACCCGACCAGCTTTACAGCGCATCCGAGGTGCTGACGATGCAAGAAGCGCCGGCCGGCAACTATCTGGGCATCGTGATGCAAACCCCATCAATGTCCAGTGGCGCGTACTTGGTCTGCCTCGATGTGGACATGAAGCACTCAACAGGTGCGACCAATATCGCCATCAAGCGTATGGCCGAGTGGGTCAAGCAGCAGGATCAATTGACGGAGGTAAGCGTCTCCGGACGGGGGCGGCATGTCTTCCTGTTCGTGGCTGATGAGGATCTGGACAAGATCAAGCCCAAGTACAAACTCGGCGGTGGCCAAGAGATCGAGGTGTTCGGTCTGCCAACAAGTCCAGGCAAGTCAGTCCTGCTGTCCGGCTCAAAGCTGGTCGGCAAGCTATCCAACGAGGTGCATGACAATCTACTGTCTTTGCTTACTATGTGGGGCGTCATTGAGCAGGACAACTCCAACCAGCCGGCTGAAGTGCCGCGGCCAAAGCCTGAGACGCCGGTTTACCAGCCAACCCTGTCAAGCTCCACCGATGACTACAGCAAGGCAGCATCTGCCCTCCAGTTCATCAACCCTGACAGCGATTACACGACATGGATTGAGATCGGCCAAGCGCTGCACACGGCCTTTGGCGCTCAAGGCCACCAACTCTGGGCGAACTGGAGCAGCCAAGGCGCGAAGTACAAGTCAGAGCAGGACATCGACACGCACTGGAAATCGTTCCACCAAGGCAAGGGCGTCTCCATCGGCACGCTGTTTCATCATGCAAAGCAAGGCGGGTACTCAGCGCCGAGCCGCGCCGAAGAGCGAAAGTCGGCTGTTGAGGATTTCTCCACCTACATCCAAGCTCAGCAGGTTCAAGTCGCCAGTGACCAGCCAACACCCACAGACCAACCAGCCCCGTATTGGAAAGAACTCTCCCTTGACCTGACAAAGCTCTACCCTGTCGAATACCTGATAGATGGTTTTCTCGCCCACAGTTTCAGCGTGACCGCCGGCCAGCCTGGAGTCGGCAAG